GAAGTTGCGCGAGTATGGCATTACTATGGATATCATTCCGGGTAACCATGATGTCTACTACAAGAACACCAATGAGTTGAACGCACTGAAGGAACTACAGGGTCACTACATGAATGAGGTTAACCTTATCATGGAACCTACCGAGATGAACTATGATGGTCTCTGTGTAGGACTAGTACCTTGGATCAACCCAGAGAACGAGAAAGCATCACTTGAGTTTCTTGCAAACACAAAAGCAACTCTTATAGGCGCACACTTGGAACTACAAGGTTTCGAGATGGCACGAGGTCAGGTGTGTATGTCAGGTATGAGCAAGTCTCACTTCGATAGATTCGAGACTGTTCTGACTGGACACTTCCATGCCAAGTCTTCGCAGGGTAACATCCATTATCTTGGGGCACAGTATGAGTTCTTCTGGAATGATTGCGGTGATCCGAAGCACTTCCATGTACTTGATACAGAAACAAGAGAAGTAACACCTGTCCGTAATCCTCTCACTATCTATGAGAAGATCTACTATGACCACGAGCAGATGAATAAGTTCCAAGACTTGTCTCATCTAGATAACAAGTTCGTTAAGATCATTGTGGTCAATAAGGGCAATATACTAGAGTTCGAACGGTTCGTTGATAGAGTACAGCAACAGAACATCCACGAACTAAAGATTGCCGAAGACTTCAAAGACTTCCTTGGCGAGAACGTAGGTGACGATAACATCAAACTTGAGGACACAACCACACTGGTAAATTCTTATGTTGATAACGTGACTACTGACTTAGACAAGGATCGTATTAAGCAAGAGATCTCTGCGTTAATGACAGAAGCACAGTCAATGGAAATAATGTAATGGAGATGGTACAATTGGAGATGTTCTGGTCACACTGGTGTGAGCGCATTAATGGTCTAGTATCTTATCCAGTGTCGTATCCGTGTGGTCATTGTATGGAGTTAAGTCCTGAAATATAATTATAGTGTTCGAGAGATAACTATGAACCAAGGAGCAGATTGTATTAAGAGGTACCATTATCTTGGTAACCCATACATGGATGCTCCCAACAATATGGTTTATGGTTTGATCTACGGTGAGGATGTCGTGGGGGTGGTTCAGTTTAGCGAAGGGCATTGTCATCCGTCTTTCGTTCCAATCTACTTTGGAGTGAACGCCCCCACGACTGGTCTCTGGGACATAACTCGACTAGTCGTATCACCTGATCACCAGACCGAACACAACATAACCTCGTGGTTTCTATCACGCGCCTTGAAGTTGTTGAAACCTAAGTATGTGGTGACAATGGCAGATAACAGGATGCACGATGGTACTATCTATGCCGCCATTGGGTTTGACTACTATGGACTACTGAAGGACAGAGGCGTTCCGGGACTAGAAGACGTAGAGTTTCATGTGTTCACTAAGTCCTATGACAAATCAATACAATGTGTGTGGGAGAAAATAAAGTTTGACAAGACTGACTATTAATGGTATAATACTCGTATGATTAAATTTACTAAACTTCGTTATAAAAACTTCCTGTCTTCAGGCAACGCATTCACTGCTATCGACTTCGATGCGGCACCTACCACTTTGGTGATAGGACATAATGGTTCGGGCAAGTCCACCATGTTGGATGCCCTATCGTTTGGTCTGTTCGGCAAACCTCACCGTAAGATCTCTAAACCACAACTCGTGAACTCTATCAACCAGAAGGGTACTGAAGTTGAGGTAGAGTTTAATATAGGTAAGGCACAATACAAGATCGTGCGTGGTATCAAACCTAACATCTTTGAGATCTGGGTAGACGGTAACATGGTCAACCAAGACTCCCACGCCAAAGAGTATCAGGCAATGTTAGAGAAGAATATTCTCAAGTTGTCTCACAAATCATTCCACCAGATTGTTGTTCTTGGATCAAGTTCCTTTGTTCCGTTCATGCAGATGACAGGGGGCGCAAGACGTGAGGTGATCGAGGATCTACTCGACATCAACATCTTCTCTAAGATGAACTCTCTATTGAAGGAGAAGTCTTCTATACTGAAGGATGCTATCAGTAGTAACTCTCATTCAATAGAACTGGTCAAGACTAAGATCAACGCACAGAAGAAGTATCTGCGTGACCTGAGTGCTGTTAACGAACAACACAAGGCAACCAAGGAAGACGAGATACAAACACTGTTCGATGAGATCTATTCACTTGAGGAACAGAATACAGCACTAAATGTCAACCTTGATACTGATACCCTATGTACATCATTGGACAAACTTAAACCACAACGTACACAGTTGATGGCATATCAAGCACAGTTCAAGACTCAGATCAAGTCTGTTGTCAAGGAAGCAAAGTTCTTTGATGAGAATGAACACTGTCCTACTTGTGATCAGGGTATCGATTCAGACCTCCGTGACTCCAAGAAGGAAGGTGCGAATGCTCGTGCCAAGGAACTGTCTACGGCAATGACCAAAGCGTCTGATCAGTTAACTTCTTTTGATAATGATATAGATGGACTAGAGGTACAACTCAAAGAACAACAGGGTACTATTAGAACGATACAAAGTAACACCCAGTTGATCACTAGACTAACGAGTAACATTGATCGTATCCGTCAAGACATATCAGAGATGGAAGGAACTACAGGTGACCTACAAGGTGCCAACACAGAACTGAATAAGTTGAATGAGTTTAGTATTTCTAAGAACGAAGAGAAGTTCACACTAGGTGAACAGTACTCGTACAATCAAGTGGCAAGTGAGTTACTGCGCGACACAGGTATTAAGACCAAGATCATTAAGCAGTATGTACCAGTTATCAATCAGTTGACTAACCAGTACCTACAGATACTAGACTTCTTTGTTCACTTCGATCTGGATGAGAACTTCTCCGAGACTATCCGTTCACGTCACCGTGACAACTTCTCGTATGATTCATTCTCTGAGGGAGAGAAGCAACGTATCGATCTATCCTTGTTGTTTACATGGAGACAGATTGCTAAGATGAAGAACAGTGTTGCCACCAACCTATTGATCCTTGATGAGACATTTGATTCATCTTTGGATGATGATGGGGTTGACAACCTGATGAAGATCCTGTATAGTCTAGGGGAAGAGACCAATGTATTTGTTATCTCTCACAAGGCAGAACTGGAGGACGCACAGTTTCAGAGAAGACTGGAGTTCGTGAAGGATAAAAACTTCTCTAAATTGAAGACTGCCGCTTGACAAGGTGTCTTGTGTGTGATATAATGACTGTATTAAACAAACAAACTAAATGAGATGTGTTATGGAATTATCTGATCGTACCCTGAATGTACTTAAAAACTTCGCAAACATTAACAGCAACATCGTGTTCCGTGAGGGCAACGTACTGAAGACTATCAGTGTTGCCAAGAACATCCTTGCGAAAGTAACACTAGACGAGACTATCGATGCTGAGTTCGGCATCTATGATCTTAATGAATTCTTGAGTGTGATGGGTCTGGTTGAGAAACCTACTCTATCATTCAAAGATAAGCACGTTATCGTATCTGACTCTACTGGTCTGCGTGGTAACCGATACTTCTACTCTGACATTGATATGTTGTCTGCTCCTACCAAGGATGTAGTAATGCCAGAACCAGAAGTTAAGTTCACCTTGGACACAGACACACTGAGTAGATTGAAACGTGCTTCGGCAGTACTTGGTCACGATAATATCTCTATCACTAATGACGGTAAGGGTATTAAACTGACTGTAGTAGACAATGACGATGCCACCTCTAACAGTTTCTTCTGTTATGTCGAAGGTGAGTTTGAAGAAGGAGTTGATTTCAACTTCATTATGAACGTCAATAACCTGAAGATTGTGAACGAAGACTTTGATGTTGGTATCAGTTCTAAACTGATCTCTAACTTCGTAAGTAAGCAGTCCCCAATCGAATACTTTATAGCACTTGAAAAATCATCAACTTATGGGAAATAGTAATATGTCAGAATCAAAGAACAAAGAAACAAAAGAAGCAGTACTGGACGAACGTTACGTTGTATTGGCAGACCTTGCCAACCGCGTGTCACGATCAACTGTTGCAGTAATCGACACCGTTGTACAACGTGGTGGGTTTAAGGGCGAAGAGTTGTCTACTATCGGGCAGTTGAGAGACCAAGCAATTGAGTCTATCCAATTGGTCGAAAACATTCAGAATGATGCCTAACCTTGTTGGAGGAATATATGTTTAAGAATTACTTACCAGACGTTGTATTCCATCTTCGTGAACCTGATCTATCTGCGACAATGGATGTCGCTAACCCATTCAAGTGGGTTCGTAAGACTACTGCTGAATTGATGGGAGGTAAGAGGGTAATTATCTTTGGACTTCCGGGTGCGTTCACACCGACTTGTTCTAACGAACAGTTGCCGTCTTACGAAGAGATGTACGAAGATTTCATGGATCAAGGTATTGATGAGATCTATTGTACCTCTGTTAATGATGCCTTTGCTATGTTCCAATGGGCAAAGCAACTGGGTATTCAAAACGTCAAGATGTTACCAGACGGTAACGGAGAGTTTGCGGAAGGACTTGGTTATCTTGTAAAGAAGAACAACCTTGGTTTCGGTAAGCGATCATGGAGATACGCATTGCTCGTAGAAGATCTATCTGTCGAGCGATGGTTTGAGGAAGAGGGTATTAGTGAGAACTGTCCATCAGATCCTTACATGGTATCTCGACCAGAGAATGTTTTGGACAAACTCCGAGACTAACTTACGAAGACCCCCGAAAGGGGGTTCTTTTATTGGACATATTATGAATACTTATTTGAAGAGCAAGTTACATGGCGCAACTGTTACTCATTCAGAACTACACTATGATGGTTCTGTCGCAATAGATGAAACCCTTCTGAACCTTGCCGATATCGCAGAGTTCGAACAACTCGATGTATACAACGTGACTAACGGTCAGCGTTGGACAACATATGCTTTAAAGGCAGAACCTAACTCTGGTATCATTTCTGTGAATGGCGCAGGGGCACGTCTGTGTCAAGTAGGAGATACCGTGATCATATGTTGCTATGAGATTGGCAGTATGCCGTTTGCTATGCCTAAACTAATTTACCTGACAGGAGAAAATAAGATCGATAGAGTAACAAATACCATTGACAAACAGATGTCGGATGTGGTATAATACCTTATATTAAATATGGAGTACTAAATGAGTAATGAATTCCTCTGGGTCGAGAAGTACAGACCCCAACGTGTAGCAGACACTATTCTGCCATCCGAACTAAAGAACACATTCCAGAAGATCGTAGATGGTGGAGAGATCCCCAATATGTTATTCTCTGGTACCGCAGGTACAGGCAAGACTACTGTCGCACGAGCAATCTGTGAAGAGTTAGGTCTTGACTATATCGTCATCAACGGATCCGAAGAAGGTAACATTGATACCCTTCGTGGTAAGATCAAACAGTTTGCTTCGTCCGTGTCCCTCTCTGGTGGTTACAAGGTTGTAATCCTAGATGAGGCAGACTACCTTAACCCCCAGTCAACCCAACCTGCTCTTCGTGGATTCATCGAAGAGTTTAGTAACAACTGTCGATTCATCCTGACTTGTAACTTCAAGAACCGAGTGATCGAACCACTTCACTCTCGTTGTTCTAATTACGAGTTTAATTTCTCTAAGACTGTCTTGTCGCAATTGTGCGGTGACTTCATGGGTCGTATGCAGACCATCCTCACTGGAGAGGGTGTATCATTCAATCCCCAGACACTAGCAAGTCTGATTATGAAACACGCTCCTGATTGGAGACGTGTCCTTAATGAATGTCAACGTTACTCTATCTCAGGTCAATTGGAAACTACAGTTATCATAACTGACGCTAATGAGAACTACAGTTTACTTTTCAAAGCATTGAAGGGCAAAGACTTTAAGAAGATGCGGAGTTGGGTTGTTAATAATATGGACGTGGAACCTGCTTCCGTGTTCCGTGGTATCTATGATGCCATGAATGAGTTTGTACAACCACAGAGTATCCCTCAGTTGGTTCTCATTCTCGCAGACTATCAGTACAAGAACTCGTTCGTGGCAGATCACGAACTTAACTTAGTTGCCTGTATGACTGAGATCATGGCAAACGTAGAGGTAATATAATGTATCAAGATGACGTAGAATTATTTATGAAACAAGGGTTACAAGACTATCCAGTGGTGTCGTGTTTAGATGTCCCCACAATAACAGATGACGTTGACCCACAGATCGGACTGTATATGGACTTGATCACCGAAGAGTACCACGAGTTGAAAGAAGCATATAAGGATCAGGATGTTGTTGAAGTTGCGGACGCACTGGCAGACATGGTGTGGGTGATCATGGGAATGGCATCGACTCTAGGTATGGACTTCAATGATATCTGGGAAGAAGTTAAGCGTTCCAATATGTCTAAGTTCACCAACAACATTATCATCCGTGATGGTAAGACTGGTAAGATCCTCAAACCATCTACCTTCAGTGAACCTAACTTGGCACCTATCCTTGGTCTCTAAGATATCACACTCTCCTGTACAACAGGACGAGATAACCAAGTCACTGTCAGAGGCATTCGAATATGCCTTTGATGGTGTCTCTGAGTTTACCGTTCCTGATATGCCTGACATATGTGGATCCTTTAACATAGGACTCATAGTCGGGCCATCTGGTTCAGGTAAGTCTACATTGCTCAAGAGGTTTGGACAAGAAGTGTTTCCTTCTTGGTTTGATGATAAGTGTATTGCTTCTCATTTTGATAACGAGGATGATGCGACTACATTGATGGGCGCGGTTGGTCTCAACTCAGTTCCTACATGGTTTAGACCTTATCATGTATTGTCTGTTGGTGAGCAATACCGTGCTAACCTTTCGCGTAGACTAGTGAATGATGCGGTGATCGATGAGTTCACTTCGGTGGTCAATAGATCGGTTGCTAAGTCATGTGCCAATTCGGTTGCCAAACATATTCGTAGAGAAGGTATTAAGAACGTGGTCTTCTCTTCTTGTCACTATGACATCGAAGAATGGTTACAACCCGATTGGGTATTCGATACTGCGACAGGTGAGATCACCTATAGGGGGTCACTTCATCGACCAATTAGGAGACCCGAAATCAAGTTGGACATTGTTCCATGTAGGGTCGAAGCGTGGACAGCGTTCAAAGACCATCACTATCTAACACAAGATATAAATAGTTCTGCCAAGCATTGGTTGTGTTGGTGGGAAGATACAGTAGTAGGGTTTGCGAGTGCTATACCATTTCCCAGTGGAACAGTTAAGAACGCATTCCGAGGACACAGGACAGTAGTTCTACCTGACTACCAAGGATTGGGTATAGGTGTTAGACTCAGTGATGCTATCGCAGAGTTACACCACGAAGAAGGTAAGAGATACTTTAGTAAGACTGCCCATCCTCGTATGGGAAAGTACAGGAATGAGTCTAGTCTTTGGAAAGCGACTAGTAAGAATATGAGTGAGAGGGCAGACATACCCTCTGACAACCTTGAAGACAGAAAGTGGATAGCACGAAAGTGCTTCTCCTACTCACATGAGTATATTGGTAATGAATAAGTGGAATGAAGCACATATGCGCACCGCAGAGAACTATGCGACACTCTCTTCGGCAGTGCGACTAAAGGTGGGATGTGTTATCGTAAAGGATAACCGTATCATCTCAATAGGATACAATGGTATGCCTAGTGGGTGGGACAACACCTGCGAACATGAAGTGAAGACCGGAAACACAGGTCACTGGATAAACCTAGTCACTAAGGACGAAGTTCTACACGCAGAAGCAAATGCGATAACAAAGGTTGCTATGTCCTCCGAATCATGTTATAATGGAGACATATACACAACTACTGCGCCTTGCTTAGAATGCGCCAAGTTGATATATCAAAGCGGTATTAGTAATGTATTCTATCGTACTCCGCACTTGCGCAGTACTGATGGGATTGAATTCCTTGAGAAATGTAACATCCCAGTGAGCGTAATATGACTACCAAGAAGACCGCAACACTTTCGCCCTTTGATTTCCTCAAGAGTATCAACGATACTAAGAAGGACATCATGGAGTTAGCAGAAGACGAGAAGAAGTATGTCTCGTTTGTAGTAAACAGAAGTCTCTCATACTTCCCAGACACAGTATTACTGGCAAATGAGATGAACCGATACCACCATATCGACAGTAAGTTACAATATCAGTTTCTTATAAATATAGTTAGGAAGCGGAAACGTTTCTCTAAATGGGTCAAACCTGAAGTAGAGAATGATATTGAATCGGTGAAAGAATACTATGGATATAGTAATGACAAAGCACGTCAAGTACTCCCCCTTCTTTCTACCGACCAACTAACTGTAATAAGAGATAAGGTGAATAAAGGTGGAAGAAAGTAACTTAGTAGAATGGAACTCTGGACTCATGTTAGAGATTACTCTAGCAGAACCCGATGACTTCTTAAAGGTCAAAGAGACACTAACAAGGATTGGTATCGCATCTAGACGTGATAACAAACTCTTTCAATCGTGTCATATCCTACACAAGCAAGGTCGGTACTTCATTGTACACTTCAAAGAATTGTTTATGTTGGATGGTAAGAAGTCTAATCTAGAAGTAGGTGACGTGCAACGTAGAAATACAATTGCTACCTTACTACAGGACTGGGGTTTAGTTGAGATACAGAATGGTGAGACTGCCAAAGATTGCGCACCTATGCGCACAATCAAGATCATAGGTTTCAAAGAGAAAGATCAGTGGGAGTTATGCCCTAAGTATAATATTGGCAACAAGTGAGACGTTTATGTACGATATATTTAAAGATAGAGAAGACGATCTAGCAGATAAGCAATTCTTCTTCGGTAAACTTCCTTTGGAAGTAAGTGACGTGTACGACTGGAACAGACATATGGAGTTGCTTAATACGCACCCCGATAAGTTGATTGATTCCAATACCAACAAGTTCAGGATAGGGTTGAATTGCTTTCACGAGAGACCTTCTGCTCCTGACTTCGCACGTCATATCGAAAGCGAGATGCAAGAAGTATTCTCTATGCACAACGATAATGGTGGATCCATTACCAACATTGCCTTTACTGGCATAGGTAAGAACTCTGACTCATACCCTTGGCACAACGATACGATGGACGTATTTCTAGTTCAGGTGTTGGCAAGCGTGGAGATGAGAGTAGAAGGACACAACGATGACAAACCGTTCTGGTTCAATCCCGGTGATTATGTGTGGTTACCTCGTGGCACACACCACCAGATAATACCGCACGACAGTAGAGTCTCGTTTAGTTTTGGTGTTGAGGGTTCGCCTGACCCTGCGACTTACTTCTAATACGGTATTACATTTAGTTATATGCGGTATTAGATACATACCAAAGAGACATGGTGCTATAAATAATGGTGTAAGCAGAATGGTCTGTTTACTAACTGAGAGAACAAAGTAATGAAGAGCAAGATTGATCGCAGAGTCGAGAGATTCAGCACACCTATAGTAACAGTAATATTTTTCTACGCAATGGTATTGGCACTGATACCACTAGTATAAGTAGTATTGAATGGAGGGGCAGTATATGTCCCTCAAACCTTTAAGGAATTTGTAATGAACCTCATATATCAGTACTGGGATGGCCCAGTTAGAGAATCCTGCCAAGCAGGTGTTAATGCTATGAAGAAGTATGCCAAGTCTATTGGTGCTGAGTACCTCTTCGAAGAGAATCCTAATTGGTTGCGTTCTACTTTCAATTACGACTTCGGTAACTACTCCCCTCACTACGGTGCGTTCAAACCAGTTTATGACAAGTCCTTCGACAAGTATGATAAGATCATGTTTGTGGATACGGATGTATTTCCTGTGGATGGTCTAAAAGAAAACATCTTTGATGAGTTCACTGGTGAGATTGGTATCTGTACAGAACCCGAACAGTCTCGTATCCGTACCATTACTCGTGGGCGTATCACACATGATACGGACGAACGATGGGGCGAGATGCTGAAGAATATGTTCAACACACAAGTACCTCGTGATCGCTATGGTATTATCGCATACAACACTGGAGTTGTCTTGTATTCAAAAGAAGGACGAGTCAAGGCACGAGAGAAGTTTCAAGACTTCAAACAATATGTCGATACTGTAAGGAATATGGGATTGGATAGTTTCTATACTTGTGACCAACCTTACCTTCATGCCCAGATGTTTATCCATGATATGGATGTACAGGATATGGACAATGGATGGAACTCCTATGTACACTATGCTAAGATCAAGGGCAACCCTGAACTAGACTTGTGTGACTGGAGAACCAAAGATACCAAGATGGTACACGTCCAGTTGATGGGTGCTGATAGTAAAGATACAGCATGGCATTGGAACATAGTCAATATGCCTCAGAATATGTGGAACCTAGATTAGTGATAGCATACCAGATTGTAATCAGGGGAAATGAAATCTCCGAAGCATATGCCAAGATCTCCCTAGAGTCTTTCCAACCTCTTGTAGTCGCAGGTGTTATTTCTGAAATAAGAACCTTCGACGCGATAACCCCTGAGTCTGATAACTACCAAGAACACTTGGATAAGTACACTTGGGCGAAGTCACTTATGAGAGCAGATGTTCTGAGTGGAAACACCAAGGAGATGCATTCTCCCACAGAGATGGCAGGGATGTGTTCTCACTGGGAACTTATGCGTATGGCAAGCGAGGCAGACGAAGACTTCCTCGTACTAGAACATGACTCATACTTCAATGGAGACATAGGAAGGTTTAGACAACTATGCGAGATGGATGTTCTCTATCGCAACATAGGATTGTTCATGGGTTGTTATAGTCTAGAGAGTAAAACCGCAGGGTGGATGTATAACGCATTGACTAATGCTGAGTTTCCTATCAACTGTGGCCCGTACTGTACTCTTCAGAGATTGTTTGCCACATACACAACTAGGGTGTTGCACACCCATGACCCCGACCACCGAGGATATGCTACTACTGTCATCCATCCTTGGGCGAGTTGTAGAACTCTATACTTTGGTCGTAACGTACAGGTACCATTCAATAGATCAGATCAGCACGAAGACATTAACGAGTGGAAACTACCAAGCACTCAGGTGGTATCTAAGACTATGAAGGTCACCCAAGATCATCATAGTTACAAAGAAGAACACATAGAAAAACCTTGGACTAAGAATAAGAATCTCTTAGTTATTGAATAAAGTACTTGCTTTATCAGATTACCTATGGTATAATGGTACCCTATTGAGCAATAGAGTTATATTATGAAGTACAAAGATCTAAAGACTCCTCTGAGATATCCCGGTGGTAAGACTCGCGCAGTCAAGTTTCTATATGACGCGCCACAGATGCCTACTCGCAAGATCAAAGAATACCGTGAACCATTCCTTGGGGGTGGTTCTCCTGCTATCGCATTCTCCAAAGCAAACCCAGACACACCAGTGTGGGTCAACGACAAGTACTACAACCTGTACTGCTTCTGGACTACCCTACAGAAAGAAGGTCAAAGACTCGCAGACAAGTTAACTGATGTTAAGAACGAGTTGATGGATGCCGAAGATCCCCTTCAGTCTCACCTTGGTTACTATAAGGTTATGCGTGAAGGTCTTGCTACAGCGACAGATCCATTTGAGATCGCGTGGATGTTCTATATTATGAATCGTTGTTCGTTCTCTGGTCTAGGTGAGTCTACTGGTTCGTTCAGTAAACTTGCGTGTTTCGATAAGTTCAAGCACAGTATAATCAGTAAACTACCAATGTATGCCGCTATAATGAAGAACTGGAAGATCACCAACCTAGACTATGCTGAAGTACTGGAGGGTGCCGACCAAGATACATTCATCTTCGCAGATCCTCCATACGATATCAAGTCATTTATCTATGGCAATGGTGGAGATATGCACGACTCGTTCTGCCACAAGAGATTCCACGATGACATGACCGCATCTAGTGGAATGACTATGATTACCTACAACAGTAATGATCAACTCAAACAGGCATATAGTGAGTGGGATCAAATGGAATGGGACTTGACCTATACTATGAACTCGACTCCTAAGTATGGTAAAGAACAAGCAATGCGTAAAGAACTACTACTCCGCAACTACTCCTATCCCAACACCAATACCTTGGACGGATTCTTTAGTTGACAGGTGGTGTCGAATCTGTTATAATACCTACATATAATATCAAATACCGAGTGAATATATGACCGAATTTTATACGTCCGTGAATCGCGCAGGTAACTCTATCCTGTACCGTGGATACAAAGACGGCAAGTCCGTCAAGGTAAAAGTACCTTTCAAACCCACAATGTATGTTACCTCCCAGACCGCACCTAAGTCTGGATGGACTGCGTTGGATGGCACACCTGTAGAACCAGTGACCTTCGACACTATGAAGGAAGCAACCGAGTTCAACAAGATGTACGATAATGTTGCCAACTTCAAGGTCTATGGTAATGCCAACTATCAAGCACAGTTCATTGCCGAGGTCTTTCCTAACAAAGTTCCCTATGATGTTTCCCTAATCAAGACTTGTACCATCGATATCGAGGTGGCATCCGATGAAGGATTCCCCGAACCTCGCGAAGCAAAGTATCCTGTCATCTCTATTGCTATGTCAACCAACGATGGTGACTACTTTGTATGGGGTCTCAACGACTATATTGTTACTCGCGATGATGTTGTTTTCATTAAATGTTCTTCCGAAGAAGATCTACTGATGAAGTGGATCGATCACTGGCAACACCATTATCCAGATGTCATCACTGGTTGGAACAGCATGGGATTCGATATACCTTATATGGTCAATCGTATACGATCCAAGTTCGGTGAGACTACGGTCAAACGTCTGTCTCCGTGGGGTATGATTAGCGAACGCAACCATACTAACTTCGGTCAACCGACCCAGACTTATATCCTTGGCGGTATCGAGCATCTTGATTACATGGAGATCTACAAGAAGTTCACCTACAAGTTACAGGAGTCTTACCGTCTTGACCACATCGCCTTTGTGGAACTTGGCGAGAACAAACTCTCCTATGAAGAGCATGGCAACCTCCATACTCTATACAAGGAAGACTACCAGAAGTTCATCGACTACAACATCAAAGATGTGGAGTTGGTCGAGAACCTCGACAAGAAGTTAGATCTGATCTCCCTAGTGTTGACTATGGCATATCGTGGCGGTTGTAACTACAGCGAGACGTTAGGTACCGTGGCAATCTGGGACTCGATCATCTTCCGTCTGCTGAACAAGCAGAAGGTTGCCGTACCCCCGAAGGTAGAGAAACCCAAGACCTCATTTCCCGGTGGTTATGTTAAAGAACCACAGGTTGGATCTCACGACTGGGTAACATCCTTTGACTTGAACTCTCTGTATCCTATGATCATTGTCCAGAACAATATGTCACCCGAAACTGTGATCGATGGTATCGAGTATGGCGTGTCCGTGGATAGTTTCCTTGATGGAGACAGCATGGTTAATCAGGGTGGTTACTCTTTGGCACCGACTGGTGTTAGGTTCTCCCATAATAAGGTTGGTGTGATTCCTACTATCATTAGTGAGTACTATGCCGAGCGTAGATTGATCAAGCAAGAGATGCTCAAGACCGAGCAGTTACACCAAGACAATCCTAGCAAGGAACTTGAGTACAAGATCACATCCCTCAACAACCAACAGATGGCAATCAAGATTCTTATGAACTCCCTCTATGGTGCGTTGGGTAACCGATGGTTCCGTTACTTTGATCAACGTGTTGCCGAATCTATTACACTCGCAGGTCAGTTGGCAATCAAGTGGGCAGAACGTGCCGTCAACAATGAGATGCAGAAACTTCTCAAGACAGACGAGGACTATGTTGTCGCGATTGATACTGACTCCGTGTATATCCGTATGGGCGCATTGGTTGATCAGTTCTCCCCCAAGGATCCAGTCAAGTTCCTAGACAAGATCTGCTCCGAACACTTCGAGAAGATCCTCGTGTCTGCCTACTCTGATATGGCAGAGGTGACTGGTGCCTACGTCAACCGTATGGAGATGGGTCGAGAGGTTATTGCCTCGCGTGGTATCTGGACTGCGAAGAAACGTTACATCCTATCCGTCCACAATAACGAGGGTGTCCAGTACAGCGAACCCAAACTCAAGATGATGGGTATCGAAGCAATCAAGTCTTCGACTCCTATGGTCTGCCGCGACAACTTCAAGGATATCTTCAAGTTGATCATCGAAGGATCCGAACTCGACATCCAGAACTTTATCAAGGACTTCAGGTCTAGGTTCCGACAGTTGCCGCCCGAAGACGTATCGTTCCCTCGTGGCATCAATGATATCAAGAAGTGGTATGACCGCAAGACTGTGTTCAAGAAGTCTACCCCGATCCATTGTCGAGGTGCGTTGTTCTTCAACAAGGCAATCAAAGACGCAGGTTTAAAGAAGTACGAACCTATCAAGAATGGCGAGAAGATCAAGTTCGTGTACATGAAGATGCCCAATCCGATGAAGTCTAACGTGTTCGCATTTCCTATGCGACTGCCGCCTGAGTTAGGTATGCACAAGTATGTTGACTATGACTTTATGTTCGACAAGACATTCCTTGATCCATTGACCCCTATCCTAGATGCCGTTGGATGGGATGCCGAACCGCAAGCATCACTAGAGGACTTCTTCGGATGAAAAAGAATACAGTTAGGCAAGGTGAAGTATCTGAACAGATATTTGCTACTAAGTGTTTTGTGGAACATTCGTATATGGTGAGTCAACCAAACGGAACCGCAGACTATGACTTAGTTGTAGATGTTAATGATAGACTACTCAAAATCCAAGTTAAGTCATCTATCAAAGGTGACGGTAATTTCAATATATGTAAGGGAACTAATGCGGTCAAGTCCGGCAAACAGGGTAAGTATCCCTATCCGACAGAATCAGTAGACTTCTTTGCTGTGCATAATATCCCACAGGATGATTGGTATATTATACCAAGAGAGGTAACTGGTGATGCAATGAATATTCGCATTGCATTGAAGAGGGAAGGTAAGTATACTTGTTATAAAAATAACTGGGACTTCTTCGGGTGATTTCTTCTCTTGACAAGGGCATACTTAGTGTGTTATAATAGTACCTATGATTAAATACGAACTAACAATATTTCAGTCTCAGTTTGACAACAAGACTCATCGCAAGGTTGCTGTACAATCTTGGGGTGAGTTCGTTGGTCTGCTAGAAGGACTGTCTAAGAATAAAGGTGAGAAAGGTGGTAGAAATTCTAGTCCTCTTATTACTCCTGCTATGTTTGAGTCTGGTACCACGCGTAGTAATGCTAATACTTTACGTTGGGGTGGTTGGTGCGCTGTTGACGTGGATGACCATGATTTTTCTTCTGATATCGAGGTACTAAAGAATGAACTCATTGATAGATTTCGCGATATTGACTTCGTGTGTTACAGTACTGCTTCTTCTAGGGATACACACCTTAAATTTCGTCTGGTCTTCCGACTTGATGAAACTATTGAAACTGATAGAATCAAACCCTTCTGGTTCGCATTTAATACTGCCATTGGCGAACTTGGTGATCCACAGACAAAAGATCTTGCTCGAATGTACTACATACCTGCGATATACCCTAATGCTAATAATTTCTTCTTTAGTCATTTGGGGGGTAATCCAGTTAATGTATCTGAAGTAATTGCTAAGTATCCCTATGTAGAGAAGACTGGCAACTCATTCTTTGATCGGATGCCACCAGAGATGCAGAAGCAGGTAATAGAGCATCGTAAGAATGGACTAAATAATACTGACTTCAATTGGAACTCATACAGAGATTGCCCATTCTGGCCAAAGCGACTGGGTATTGAGTACCAAACGATTAGCGGTGAGGGATGGTACTATAAGATGTACCAGATCATGGTCGCGGTTGCAGGTAGTGCGGTGTCTCGCGGATACCCTATCTCTGCTACACAGATTGCTGATCTCTGTAAAGAGTTTGACAATGAAACAGGTAAGTGGTACGAGAATCGTCCTCTCGCAAGAGAAGCAGATCGTGCCTTAGAATACGTCTACAGGAACGGATAATGAAAATACTAGTAACAGGTGCGGCAGGATTTATTGGATCACAGTTGACCGCACGTCTTCGTGATCAAGGTTATACAGTCAAAGGATTAGACAACTACAACAACCATCTATACGAACCAGACCTCAAAGTCAAACGTGTTGATCACTTCGATATCGATGTGGTGCCATGTGACTTGAGGATGATTCCCGGTTCGGGGATTGCTCTGGATAAGTTGTTGATAGACTTTGCGCCTACTCATATCATTCACCTTGGGGCACACGCAGGTGTTCGTGACTCGTTCGGTAAAGAGAAGCAGTACCATGCGAACAACATTGATGCTACCCAGAACCTCATTGATATCTGTAAGGAACATCTGCCAGACGTGCGTATCATCTATGCGTCAACCTCATGTGTCTACGCAGGTAGTGAACTACCGTGGACAGAGGGCAAGGAGTCTGGTAAGCAGTTGAACCCATACGGTTGGACTAAGTGGGCAAACGAATGTCAGATGCAGGGATCAGGACTCAACACAACTGGTCTAAGATTCTTCACTGTATATGGCCCTTGGGGCAGACCCGACATGGCATTGTTTGACTTCACAAAGAATATACTTGCAGGTAACGAGATAACAGTGTATAATTATGGTAATATGAAGCGCGACTTTACCTACATTGATGATATCCTTGGTGGTATTGAATGTATTCTATTTGCTGATTTACCGGCAGGTGAGATCTTTAACATTGGACGAGGACAACAAGTAGACCTTATGGACTTCGTTAGAGAGATCGAGAAGAACACTGGATGCGAAGCAAAGATCAACTATGCTCCACAGCATCCGGCAGATACGTTAGAGACTTGGAGTAACTCCAGTAAACTAATGGCACTAGGTTACACCCCCACGACTAGCATTGCGGAAGGTGTGGCAAACTTTTATGAATGGTATAAAGAGTATATGAACTAATGGCAGATGATTTTGATAAGTACGCACCTGTTAAACCAGATGTGAATGAAGCACCACCAACATCGATCAGCAAGACTAACAAACTCAAAGTGGGTATTGTTGGTCATGGTTTCGTTGGTAAGGCAGTAGAGTACGCATTCTACCATGACTTGATAGAGTTCGTTATTGTAGATCCAAACTATGGCACGACTATTGATGACTTGGTTAAGGCACAACCTACCATCTCATTCATCACCGCACCAACACCACAGAACTCCGACACTGGATTCGTGGATGCGTCTATCGTAGAAGATGCGGTACTGAAGTTGATGAACCATACTGACTCACTTGTTATTGTGAAATCAACAGTAACACCTGATATCATTGATCGGTTGTACAACTCTATACCCGAAGGATCCTTTGATAGGTTCGCATACAATCCTGAGTTCCTGACTGAGAAGTCTGCCAACGAAGACTTTGTTAATGCTGAACATCATGTGGTTGGTGGAACACCTGCCGCGTGTAAGGATGTCATAGACTTCTATGAGTTCTTCAGTGGATGTAAGTCTACGAAGTTCTACCAGATGTCCGGACCGGAAGCATCGTTCGTGAAGTACGCGTCAAATGCGTATCTCGCAACCAAGTTGACATTCTTCAATCAGTTGAAGGATCTGGTCAGTTCATTTGATTGTAGTTACAATGTGGTGTCTCGCGCATTAGGTGCGGATGATCGTATTGGTATCAAGCACACCAGAGTTCCGGGACCGGATAAGAAGAAGGGGTTTGGCGGTGCGTGTCTACCCAAAGACACAATGGCATTATATAAGTTTAGTCAAGCAAGGGGAGCAGAGTTCACTCTCTTGAATAATGTCTTGACAATCAACAACAAATACCGTATAATGTATGACTTAGATGATAGAGAATTAGTAAATAATATAACGTTTGGAGAGAATGATAATGAGTATAATGGACAAAATGAAGAAGAACAGCAAGATCAAGACAACGGAAGTACTGTCGAAGTCGGTGTTCTATAACGAGAAGGATCATGTAAAGACTGATACCCACATGGTAAATGTGGCACTCAGTGGATCTATGGACGGAGGTATTACTCCGGGAATGACGGTTCTGGCAGGGCCATCTAAACACTTTAAAACATCGTTCGCATTGCTTATGGCAGGTGCGTACCTAAAGGAGTACAAAGATGCGATTGTTCTATTCTACGATAGTGAGTTCGGTTCACCCCAGTCTTATTTCGAGCAGTTTGGAATTGACCCTGATAGGGTTCTTCATACTCCTATCGCCAATATAGAAGAGTTGAAGTTTGACCTTGTGTCTCAGTTGGAGAACATCGAACGTAAGGACAATGTAATCATCGTGATCGATTCTATCGGTAACCTTGCGTCCAAGAAAGAACTAGATGATACTCTCGCAGAGAAGGGTGTGGCAGATATGTCTCGTGCCAAGTCTCTCAAGAGTTTGTTCCGTATGACTACACCATACTTGACTATGAAGAATATTCCTCTTCTTGCGGTCAACCACACCTACAAAGAGATCGGTCTGTTTCCAAAGGACATCGTGGGTGGCGGTACTGGTATTACATACAGTGCGGATAACATTTGGATCCTTGGTCGTAGACAGACTAAGACTGGTACCGAGGTTACAGGTTATGACTTCATTATCAACGTAGAGAAGTCTCGCTATGTTAAAGAGAAGTCTAAGATTCCGATCTCTGTATCTTGGGATGGTGGTGTTGAGAAGAACTCTGGACTACTAGAAGTCGCACTGGCAGGTGGATATGTTATCAAACCAAGTAATGGTTGGTACTCTCGTTGTCATGGCACCGAAGCAGAACAACAGAAGTTTCGTACCAAGCAAACACTGACAGATGAGTTCTGGGCACCTATCTTCGAAGAGAGCGACTTCAAAGAATTTGTTCGAAAACAATACCAAATAGGGTTGCCAACTCAGTTAGATTGTGATATAATAGTGGAAAGTAACGATGATTAATATAGACAAGGTATCAGAAGATATACATTATGAATTGATACCAGTTGAGTATGTTGATAACGATGCCGCGTGGGATGTAAGAATCCTGCGTGGCGAGTTCACCGAGACCGTGCTACGGTTTGGAACTATCTCGTTTGATGGTGAGAGTGAGAACTTGAGGTTTGACTTCAGGGTTGTTGAATCACCGATTGATGCCACATCCGAGGTTGTAGAGTTACAGGAGTTCGCGGCAGACATACTGGAAGATATAATTGAGAATGGTATTCGTGATGGCAAGGTAGTCACACGAGACAGAGATAATGGAGAACAAATTGCAAGAGATACATCTGGAACAAACGATACTGAGGAACTTACTGACTAATGATGAGTACGCGAGGAAGGTTGCCGCTTTCCTCGATACTGATTACTTTGAAGGTGTCTACAAAGGACTCTTCTCTGAGTTCACTAAATTCATTGCTAAGTACAACAAACTTCCTACTATGGAAGCATTCAAGATTGAGGTCGATGAAGGTGATCGACTCAATGATGAACAATACCGCCATGCCATTGAGATCCTTCCTAACATCTTTGAGAAGAAGGAAGAGAATCTTGAGTGGTTGCTCGAACGTACCGAGAAGTGGTGTCAAGACCGTGCGGTCTATAACTCTATCATGGAATCTATTCAGATCATTGATGGCAAGCACCAGACTCTATCCAAGAATGCCATACCTGAGATCCTAAGTAAAGCACTGGGTGTTACCTTTGATACTAACATTGGTCACGACTACCTAGAGAACATTGACGAACGATGGGATTACTACACACGAGACGAAGAACACATACCGTTCGATCTGGATATGTTCAATCAGATCACCAAGGGTGGTTTGGTCAAGAAGTCTCTGAACATCGCACTGGCAGGTACAGGTGTTGGTAAGTCTCTGTTCATGTGTCACTGTGCCGCAGGTAACCTATCTATGGGTAAGAACGTACTCTATATCACTATGGAGATGTCCGAAGAGAAGGTCGCAGAACGTATTGATGCTAACTTACTTAATGTGGCAATCGATCAGTTAGAGAATCTATCCAAGAATGTGTTTACCTCTAAGGTTCAGGCAGTTGCCAAGAAGACCCAAGGTAAGTTGATCATTAAAGAATACCCGACTGGTCAGGCAAACGCGTCTCACTTCCGTGCGCTATTGAATGAGATGAAGTTGAAGAAGAACTTTATACCAGACGTGATATATATTGATTACCTGAACATATGTTCGTCTGCTAGGATGAAAGCAATGGGTGGTGCTATCAACTCTTATACATATATTAAGAGTATTGCGGAAGAGATCCGTGGTCTGGCAGTAGAGTTTAACCTACCGATCATGTCTGCGACCCAGACTACTCGTGGTGGTTATGGTAATGATGATGTTGGTCTAGAAGATACGTCCGAGTCGTTTGGTCTACCTGCTACGGCAGATCTAATGTTCGCATTGATATCTAATGAAGAACTGGCAAACAACAACCAGATCCTTATTAAGCAGTTGAAGAATCGTTATAATGATGCGACTGGTGTCAACCAAAGGTTTGTCGTTGGTGTTGATCGAAACAAGATGCGTCTATATGATGTTGACCAGAACGACAACCCCATGAACAGAGAAGAGGATACCGGACCGGTATTCGACAACAGTAATTCAGGACAACGTATGAACGCAGAGAATAGGTTCGGAGAGTTTAAGATATGAGTCCAGAATGGCAAACTGTCTTCACCCTTGCAATGATGGGTGGCACATGGTGGTGGGGACACTACTACGGCAGAATTTCAGGGATTAGAGATACGTTGTTATTCCTTGAAGAGCATGGTGACCTAACAATTACAGAAGAAATTATTGAAATAGAGGATGAAGAAGATGAGTGAAGTAAATCTAGTAGCACTGAGTAAACCCAATGTAGGCGCAAGTGGTTGTTGGGACGCAAACGAATTGATTGCGTATACAGCACGAGTAAGCAACCCCAATAACCAGAACAACCCAGAGACAGCACCTAAGTTGTTACGTTACCTGATCAAACATGGGCATTGGTCACCGTTTGAGATGGTTCATATGACTCTTGAAATCAAAACAACTCGTGACATTAGCAGACAGATCCTACGTCACCGTTCGTTTTCATACCAAGAGTTCAGTCAACGATATGCCGAGTCCGAAGACTTTGTGTCAAGGGAAGCACGAATGCAAGACCAGAAGAATCGTCAAGCATCTATTGAGACTGATGATCATACTTTAGCAGAGAACTGGTCTATTGCCCAAGCAAGAGTTATCCGTACTGCCAAAGAGGTATATAACTGGGCACTAGATAATGGTATTGCAAAGGAACAGGCAAGAGCAGTATTACCCGAAGGAAACACAGAGACAACATTATACATGGCAGGGTCACTCCGATCATGGATACATTATTGTCAGTTGCGTATGGGTATAGAGACGCAGAAGGAACACCGCGAGGTGGCATTACAAGCATGGGAACATATCAAGATACACTTCCCAGACATTGCGGAGGCGTGTGATGAATCACATAACTAAAGTTGTCTTAGATGATGAAGGTAATAAATGTATAGAATTCTCAGATGAATTGATGTTAGTGCTTGACTTACAAGTGGGTAATGTGTTACAATGGGACTTGTCTGAAGATAATCAATGGACATTAACTAAAATTAAGGAAACCGAAGAAAATGAGTGAACTGAAGAAAGGTGATATCGTCACCGTAATGACAAGCGTAGGTGAGTATATTGCGCGATTAGAACGTATTGATGCAGGATCAGTCAATGTGTCAGACCCACGATTAATCGTGCGTGGCGAAGAGGGTACGATTGGTTTTGGTCGAGGTGTGTGTATGTCTGCCATTGAGAAACCTAAGAACCTAACTTTCCAAGATGTATTGTTTGTAGTACCTACGAACGAATCATTCGAGAAAGCATGGATTGAGGCAACTTCAGGTATCATTATCTAATGTCGGAGATAACTATACGAAATAAAAGACTCATCGCTACACTGAACAGTTTCAGTGATGAGTTCTTCTCGAAGGAAGAGTACAACCATCCTCCAAGTCAGATGTATAGTTCCGTAGAAGATATGAGCAAGGGTGAGTATTACTGTGACAGAGAATATCTGGAAGAGTGTCTTGCCCTACCTGAGACTGTGGGTGTGCCGGTACGTCACTTTGCCCAACCAATCTCTAGGATGGTAAGAGAACATCCCAACAAAGAAGATTGGAAGGGTTTCATGGCGAAGGTCAAGTATGACTTCGCGGCAGAGATAGGTGCGCACACTAGTGCGTTACTATCTTACTACCCTCCCGGTGGGTTCGTGGGTTGGCACACTAATGCAGATGCTACAGCATATCAAGTACTATTTACTTGGTCAACTGGTAATGGTTACTTCCGTTACTACGACAAAGTAAATGATAAGATAGTAACAATACAGGACGTAGCAGGGTGGCAAGCACGTCACTACTACTTTGGCCCTGAGTATGAACCTGAGAATCATTGTTGGCATAGTGCCTATGCAGGAGATAACCGCATAACACTAGCATACAAGTTTCCCGGACATGGAAAACATGATCCTCGTGACCAACAGGCACGAGACTTACGCGATTTATTAATTGAGGAAATTGAAAGTGTTGATTAACAAACTATTACCAGAAGACCAGAAACGAGTTGTAAATGCGATCAAAGAGATGTCAGACAGTATGACACGCATTGACGCAGAGAAGGACTTGATCAAAGACATTGTTCAGGTGACCTTCGAGAACCATGAGATCGACAAGAAGCATATTCGCAAACTTGCCGCTATATATCATAAAGCAAACATGGATGAAGTCCGTACTGAGTTCGATGACCTAGAGTCGTTGTATGAGACGTTATTCAGTAAGGAGAAGTAAGATGGGACATTATGATGAACAAAGAGATGAACCAATCTTATCGGCAGGGATCTCTGCTCAAGAGTTGGCAATGATGTCGCCCGGGATGGGGTCAGTTGATAAAGGTATGATCTATGCGCATACTAACTATAGTACTGATCCTGCCGCATTCAAGGTAACGGGAACGATTTCGGCAACGGAATCAGGCACACCCCCTATTGAGTACAAGTTCAACGAAGGTAACCTGATAAACCAGTTCAGGAACTATATCGACTCCACCTATGATGCTCACTACTGTACCTCTGGTATTCAGTCTAGTGAAGTAATCATTGACCGTGGTCGTGGTATGGGTTTCTTCCTTGGTAATGTGGATAAGTATTCTTCTCGTTATGGCAACAAGGGTGAGGTGGCAGATCATCGTAAGGATCTTATGAAGGTATTACATTACGCATTACTCGCACTACATACCCACGACCTTGAAAATGATTAATGGCATATACCAACAACATCATGGTCTTCAACGGAGATTCGTTTACCTATGGTGATGAACTAAAAGGATATGAGGACAATCAGCAAGATCCACATACCTTTGCGCATAAGTTAGCGCAGACTTACTTTAACAAGAAGTATGTGAATCTTGCGTCTAACGGTGCATCTAACTCTAAGATCTTTCGAACGACCCTAGACTTCTTACATAATACTAACAAAGATATTGGTTTGTTGTGTATCATGTGGACGAACTGGGGTCGGTTCGAACTGTGCGAGAACTTCGCATTACCTTCTGATCAAGAGATCCTTATCCCCCAAGAATCTAACATGAACCAGATCATTCCTTCTCAGAGGTCAGGTAGTTTTCAATGGGACAACAAGGCAGAGGATGGTGGTCTGGAACGTGCTGATATACTAAAGGCATATACCGAGAATGTATTAACGATGCATACCCAGATAATGCAGGGGTTGACCTACATGGAACACATACAATGGTTGTGTGACTATATGGGCATCAAACTACTAATGGGCGTTGTTCATGGTGATATGTATATGAACTACCTATATACTCTGAAGGGTGAAGGGTACGAAGACTACAAGGTCGCAGTATCGACTAAGATGGGTAGACTGAGAAGTGAAAATCGTATCGGGTTAGGTCATTATCACGCATTGTGGAATATTTCAAATGATAAATATACACTGAGACCTAATGGTCACGCAGACGAAGATGCTCATACAGACTTCGCAGTAATGCTTTTTGCAATAACAGAAGAGAAGAACTTTATTAATGCTATTAACTAATGGTTGCAGTTTCGTCTGGGGAGATGAACTAGAAGGTTACAATGATAGTCCTCCCTCGCATGGACACCTAACCTTTACTTCTATTCTGGCAGGTCATTTAGGTGTTCCTTATATGAACCTTGCTACCTGTGGTGGATGTAACCAGAAGATCTTCCGTGACACAATAGACTGGTTATCAAAAGAAGAGAAACCTAGTCACGTTGTTGTGATATGGTCTGCGTGGCAACGCGATGAAGTAGCAGAGAATCATCCTATTGGTTATGAGAAAGAGATGAAGATCAAACGATATCAATGTATGACCCAGATATCACCGTCTCGTATTAATATGACTAAACCAGATCTGAAGGATTCTCTTGATATTTTCTATGATGTACATGATAGTATCCGTACAGGGATGATAAAAACATTAACATATATGACAGCACTACAGACTATATGTGATGCTATGGACATTAAGTTAGTTCAGGGTGTGTTCCACGAACGTATGTTCCAGAACTATCTTGACTATATGAAACCTCGATACCGTAAGTCTCAGGAACCTTGGACTGAGTGGATGGATCATATACAAAGAGAAGTAGAAGGACTACACGACAGGTGTAGGTTAGGATTAGGTCGATACGTCGATCTCTTCTCTCTAGGAAAAGAACAACACTCCATTAAAGATCATGGACACCCAGACGAAGAGACGCAAGTTCATTATGCGGATCTACTGTTACATATATTTAATACTCAATTCGAGGTCGAATATGATTAATACCGAAGCATTACTTAATATGTTGAAGGAGGGTACCGTGCGTATCAAGTATGGTCACTGGAAGTCTGGTGAAGAACTTGTTTGTGATGCGACAACGAATCATAGTATACCCTTCAAACAACACAAGGACAATGCTACTATTGTCGTGTACGATCTCGTTAATGATAAATGGGAAGACATTCGTGTTTCCACAATAAGTTCTTTCGAACCCCTATAATAAAGAAACTCCAAGTATAATTCGCTTCTTGTATAAATAGATTTGTTAGTCTACTTTACAGGAATATACTTTGGAGTTTTTATCATTCATAGGAGACGTAGGTTTCCCTATAGCGTCTGCCTTGGCAGGAGGATTCTTTGTATTCCTCACCCTCAAGTTTATTCTTGCAGGTGTGCTTGATGACATTAAGACACAACGTATGTTTGCTATGGCACTTGACAATAGAATCAAGACCATGAACAATGAACTCGTGCGCATTGATGTTTTGATGTCACACGCGTTTCATATTAAACCAGACATGGATCGTATTGCCAGAGCAGACGGTCAGAGAGATGCGAGGAAAGATTAATGTCAGATATTGATAACTTAGGTTCTTTGTGGGTTGATTACCACATCAAACAGAATGGTAAAGACTTTAGAGTTGGTGGTGACCAACAAACAACAACTGATGAGATACTAGGTCGGTTGTATAATATAGGTGATACCTTCACAGTGAATGAAGAAGGTACCCTGATACATATAGGTAGCAAGACAGAATAATGGAAGAATTAGCAACCGCGATAGGGCAGTATGGTTTCCCGATAATTGCCGCAGGTGGTCTTGGATACTTCATATTATATATTTGGAGATGGGTGACTGAGGAAGTTGATCCAGTCATATCCGAATCTCATATGACATTAATTGCACTCATAGACAGAGTTAGAATGTTGGACAACGACTTGATCCGACTACAAACGAAACTCAATATGATACTGCAACAACAAGAAGAGAAAGGCGAGAGATATGATAAAGTTGGCACAGAACTTGCTTCTACTAGTGATACTAGTAACGATAGTACAGAAAGCGACAGCACAGGATAGTTACGAGTTTAACACTCCTACATTTAGTGGGATAGGATACTCTGCGCACATCTTGACGCAAGAGCAGATGAAGCAAAGGAACAAAGAGACAGAACGTGATCGCGAAGAAGCACGGTTACGAGAGATAGAACGAGACTTTGAGAATAGCAACTCACAACGTTTCCTAAACAACTTTGAGTCAAGAGTATATGCTCAGTTGTCGAAGCAGTTGGTCGAATCATTGTTTGGGGAAGATCCTCAATCCGATGGTACGTTCAATCTAGGAGATGATGTAGTTACATACACCAGTGATGGTGTTACTATTACTCTCACTATTACTTCGCCCGATGGTACTACTACTACGATTAGTATACCAGTAGGGGGAATATAATAAGTTATGGGAAAATTAGGGTTACTTCTGGTGGCAATAATGGCGAGTGGTTGTGCAACTTTGCATACCCCACCTAATGTCGATCCAGAGAATTATCTACCAATAACGCAGGAGAAGAGTAACTACTACTCTGATCCACCAACACGAGGAAAGGTCTATGCGGCAGTATATAGTTATGCCGACTTGACTGGACAACGTGCGCAAGGAACACAGACACTCTCTACTGCCGTAACGCAGGGAGGTGCCAACTACCTCATTAGTGCTTTGTCAGACTATAGTGATAGATCATGGTTTAGAGTTGTAGAACGAACTTCTGTAGATAATATCCTTCGGGAGAGACAGATAGTAAGGTCAACGCGTCAAGCGGCAACTGGAGATACAAAACTTCCTGCTATGTTATACGCAGGAGTAATATTTGATGGCGGTATCATTGGTTATGATGCGAACGTACAGACAGGTGGACAAGGAGCAAGAATCTTTGGTCTTGGTATGGCAGAGAAATATTCCCACCATCTTGTTACTGTATCATTAAGAGTCATTAGTGTAACAACTTCGGAGGTATTACTTACTGTAATTACTGAGAAGAACATAGTTAGTTATGGAGATAATATTACTGGAATGAGATTCTTTGATCTCGATAGGGAAGTGCTTGAAATAGAGAATGGTATGAATGTCAACGAGGCATCATCATATGCCGTGCGCAAGGCGATAGAAAAGTCTGTTCACGATATTGTCCGACAGGGCATCAAACGTAACGTGTGGTAACCAATCCACGAAGGAGAAATAAGATGAGAATACACCAACGTGTTCTCTTTGTAATGGGCACAACATTGTTAGGTCTGGGGCACACACCTCTATATGCAGACCAATCTGTGTATATAGATCAGGTAGCAGGAGATAGTCTAACTCTAACAGTTAATCAAAACAGCGGAGATGGTAATAGTATCGGAG